CAGGAGGGCGAGGCCGAGTATGGCCAGGATGGCGATGCGGGGGGGGTGCAGCAGGTGTTTCCTGTCAGGCTCCAATGTGTGTGAGAATTGCGGTATTGCGGCTGATGAGTTCGGCCAGTTCGCTGTAGTCCTCGGCATCGCGCGGAGGCAGTGACTTGTAGCCGCTGGCCAGGATGGCCTTGGCTTCGGTGCGCGAGTACCCGGCATCACGCAGGGCGCGCTCGGCATCGCGGATGCTCAGGCCGTTCTTGACAGCCTGGATGCGGGCTTTGCCGTTGGCGGGGAAGGTCACGAGCGAGACCTCCATCAGGTCAACTTTTTTCAGGGTGCGGCGCGGTTCGTCGGGTTTGGTGCCGAGGCTGAATTCCTTGGCCAGGTAGCCGATGGACAGGCCGGTGATGGCCGGGCGCGGGGTCATCTTGAGCAGGCCATAGACTTCGCGGCCACGCGCGGTGTCGGCCAGCTTGCCTTCGATCTTGAGGCCGGTGTCGTCTTCTTCCATGGCGGTCCAGATTCCGACCGGGGTCAGGTCTTCCGCGCCCATGCCCCAGCCGCCGTGCTGCATGAGCATGGCGGGCCAGTTGCCGGTCTTCTTGGCTTCGCGCAGGGTGACGGCGAACGCACCTTTCTGGATGACGTCGCCGTAGCTGTCCAGATTGCCGAAGACGGCGCCGTAGCCGGAGAAGACCATGCCTTCGGTTTCAGTCGCGGCGAGCTTGATTTCAATCAGGCCACAGGCGAGGTGGTCGGTTTCGATTCCGGCGTCTTTGCGCGAGAGGTGGGGGCTGGGGGTGAGGCGCATGGTCAGGCTCCTGCGGAGGTATCGGTGGTGTCCGGCGCTTTGCTGGCGACGTTGGTGGGCTCGCGCAGTTCCGCCGCTTTGCCGCCCAGGGGGTTGAGTTCGTCAAGCAGGCGCACTTCGTCCTGCGTCATCCAGGCCGGGGAGCCGCCCGCGCCCAGGGCCTTGGCGAAATACTCGCTGCGGTCCTTGTGCGCGCCGCGCATGAGGGCCTGGGGCAGAAACTTGGTGTAGAGGCCTGCGTCGCGGTCCTGGTCGGTGAGGAGGTGGGCGTCGGCGGACTGTTCCAGCCGGGCGTACCAGGGGCCGAGGGTGTGGATGGTATGGGCGAGGAACATCTGTTCCGCGCTGGCGAAGGTCTGGCTCTTGTCGGCATGGCCCACCATGATGGGGAGCACCCGGGCGAATCGGCAGATTTCCTCGATCTGGAACCGGCGTTGTTCGATCAGTTGCGCCTGGTCGTTCTGCTGGGCCAGCGGCTGGTATTTCAGGCCACCCCAGAGCAACGCGGTTTTAAAGGCGTTGGCGACGCCACCGTAGGTCTGCTGCCAGGTCTCGCGCATTTCCTTGCGGTCTTCAGGCTTCGGCGTGCCTTCGGTCGTGAGAATGCCGCCGACCCGGGCGCCGTTGGCGAACATGCGGGCGCTGTGTTCTTCCGTGGCCAGAGCGAGGCCCAGGGCTTCGCGCGCCAGCTTGACGGCGTTGAGGCCTTGCCATCCGGACCAGCTCGGGCCGCGGATGTGCCACATGTCGGCGGCCGGAATGGTGATGCGCCGGCCCTGGTCGGTGGCGACTTCGTAGCTCAGCGCCCATCCGTTCCGCTTGACGGTGACGGCGCCGGGCTCGTAGGCGAGGAGTTCGACGATCTGGCCGCGCACGCGGTTGAGCCAGACGAAGGCGTCGCCGGTGAATACCAGGTGCAGGGCGATCTGTTCGCGCAGCTCGAAGCTGGTCTGCCAGTCGTTTGGCCGACTTCCTAGCAGGGTGTGGAGCGTGTGGTCAGTGGCCGGTTGCTTCCCGCCGCCGGGTAAGTCGCGGTAGAGGCGGAACGGAACCTGTGCAATTCCGTCGGCGATGACTCGGGCGCAGGCAAAGGCGGTGGTGATCTGGAGGGCGGTTTTCCAGTCCACGCGCTGTCCGGTCTTGGCGCTGGCCTGGCCCATGAGTTCCGCGCGCACGTCGGCGGCGGTGATGGCCTTGGCTTCGCTTTCGCGGCCGATCTGGATGCCGAAAAGTTTCACCATACCTCCATGCCGGCTGATTCCGGCTCTACGACCTCTGCCAGCGCGCGGTTCATGGCGACGATGGTGGCCACGGCGGCGTCGATCTTGTTTTCCGGGCGCAGCTTGCGCGGGAAGATGTTTTCGTTGCGGTCTTGCTTGACTTCGACGTTGCTGAACATCCAGACAAAGGCGGGGTTGCCGTCGTGGTGGAAGCGGCCGGCGTCGACCAGGGCCTGGATCTCTTTCATCGGCTCGCTGAGGAAGCGGACCTGCTGCGGGATATCGACCACCTCGAAGCCTTCAGCGGCGAGGTTGGCGCCCATCTGCTGGCCGCCCCAGGGGTCTTTGGCGATCTCTTTGACGACGACGATTTCCGAGCTGGCGAGCACTTCTTCCTCGATCTGCGCCAGGTCGATCATGTTGCCAGGGGTGGCAATCAGGTGGCCGCTGTTGACCCAGCCTTGGTAGTGGGCGTTTTCCGGTTTTTCTACCGCTGCTGAGGGCACGAAATTACGGCTGATGGCGGAGTAGTGTGGCTTGCCATCGGCGCCCGGGCGGGTGAACAGCCAGACGGCGCTGGCAATGTCTTGTTTGCTGGCTAGGTCGAGGCCGACAACACAGGCTTCGCCGCGGAAATCGGCCAGTTTCAGGGCGGTGTCGCCGGCCTGTTGGAAGGCATGCAGGTTGATCCAGGGCGAGGCGGAAGCGACCCAGATGTCCAGATGCTTGGTCTTGAAGACGTTCTGTTTGCGCGGGTCGGCGATGGCGTCGCGCTGTTGCGTGCGCAGGAATTCGGCATCGACCGAGACGCCGAAGTTCGGGTTGGCTTTGCGTATGGCTTCTTCGCTGGTCCAGTCGTCTTTTTCGTCGACGGTGAAGATGATGCCGAAGCGCTGGTCGTTTTCGATAACGCCTTCAAGGATCTTCTGCAGCTCGACCTGGTGCTGGTAGCACGGGCCGGAGATGTCGCTGCCGGCGGTGGTGATAATCAGCATCAACGGTTGCGAGCGGGCGCCCATGCCGGTCTGCATGGTGTCGTAGAGTTCGGCGGTTTTGTGTTCGTGGTATTCGTCCACGATGGCGCAGCTCGGGCTGGCGCCGTCGCCGGGCTTGCCGATGACCGGTTCGAATTTGCTGTTTGTTTCGACCACGCTGAGGTTGCTGGCGTTGGGCGAGACGCTGTAAGCGGCGCGGAAGCCAGGCGTGGAGCGGGCCATCAACAACGCGGGGCGGAACACTTCCAGCGCCTGGTCTTGCGAGGTGGCGCCGGAGTAGACCTCGGCGCCGAACTCGCCATCGACCGCGAGCATGAACAGACCGATGACGGCGGCCAGCGTGGACTTGGCATTCTTGCGCGGGACGAATAGGTCGGCGACGCGGAAGCGACGTTTGCCGGTTTCCCGGTGTACCCAGCCGAAGATGCTGGCCAGGATGAAGACTTGCCACGGCTCCAAGGTGATGGACTGGCTACGCGCGGCCCAGTCGCCCTTGATATGCGGCATCAGTTCGGCGAACTTGCAGACACGTTCGGCGGGGCGGTAGGCCTTGCCGCGCGGGTCGGCCATTTCCGGGTTGAATTCGTAGGCGAAATCAGGCCGGGACAGGTCGTCCAGGTGGCGCTGGCAGGCGAGGCGGTGCCACTTGCATGAGGGGATTTTTCCGGCGACGACATCGGCCGCGTAGGCGGTGGCGATGTCGGCGAAACGGGTTTCCGGGTTGATCACAACGCGCCCCATTTGTCCTGGCCGGCATCCTGGAACAGGCTGACCTGGCGGTTGTCGCTGGTGGTGACGCGTGAGCGCGAGGACGGCGAGAGGCCGAACAGCGCCAGGTAGCGGTTGACGTCAACCGCCGCGCGGCGCCCAACGACCCAATAGTGCGAGTAGGTAAAGTTTCCGTTGGCGGTGCGGATCATGATGCCATCGCCGCCGATGTATTCCTCACCGGCTTCTTCCGCCGCCAGGCGCTTGGCTTCAGCAGCGGCCATGGCTTTGCTGAGCATGTTTTCTGCCCACACCATCTTGGCCCAGGCCTGGACGTAGAGCACCAGGGCAGCCCGGTCGAGCTTTGTGACCAGACCGTAGCGCAGCAGCTCGGCGGGCAGGCGCTTCCATTCCTTCTTGGCCTCGGGCCAGATCCAGGCGGGGGATGTCGGGATCTCGACTTCGGGGCGGAATCCATCGAATAGATTCGCCGTCGGCAACTTGCTCGGGTTTCCGCGCAGGACATGCACGTTCGCCGGCAAAGGTTGCGGACCGCGAGCACCCATTCTCAAATCTCCAAAAAAAATGGCCGCGCAATGGCGGCCGTGCATTGATGGTGCGGTACTGCATGAGGCGGTGGACTACCCCCCTCCCTGAAAACCCCCGCACGTAAAAATCTGACTACCCGGTCGGTCATGGTGCGGAGGGCTATAGACATTTCACCCCCCCCTCCCGCTGTTCTTCTCGCGGTCGGTCTTGGTTGTGTGGCAAGGACGGCACAGGGTTTGCAAGTTGTTGCCATCGTCCGTCCCACCCTGCGCCTTTGGGATGATGTGATCGCAATAGGCGCTATACGGTTTATCTCCGACGCCAGTGATACGGCCTTGGCGCAAGCATTCCTGACATAGACCGTTGTCGCGGCGAAGGATATTGAGTCGCCGCTTTGCCCAGGCAGCGCCATAACCACGCTCTGTGCTACTGCCGCGCGTCGGGTCTGCGAACGTGCCAGCGCGCTTGTGCGGCGCGCAATACCCCGATCCATCCCGCACCAGCGCAGCGCATCCAGGATGTCTACATGGTCTCGGGGCTGCGTCGGGCATGGTGAAAAGCAAAAAGCCCGCGAGGCTAACCTGGCGGGCTTGGGGTTATCCGGACGTGCGTAGCCCGCCAAGGGCGGGCAACTTGTCGCGGTCGGTCGGATTCGTTGGTGCGGATGATAGGAACTCGCCGCGAGATGTCAACATCTTTTTTAACCGGTTGTGCAGAATCAAAACCGCCCATACCACTCGCGCCTCGAAATCGGCGCGGTTGTTGCCCACCTCCGCCGCGATCTTGGGCCCGCTCGCGCGCCGCACCCACCAGCCTTTGAGCAGGGCGCGCGCCTGGCGCG